TGGGTCTACTGTACGTACAGGCTGTGTATAGCGTTGTTGAACTTCCCCGCCCTCTTGATAGCCCTGTGACTTGCGATAGTCTGCAAATGATTGTGTGCCGAACTCTGATGATTTAATAGGCTCGAGTGACGTGTATCGTTGTGTTGCTGGGTCGTAAGCCTGAGGGCGTATGTAGGACTCCTGCTCTGGCTGAGTGTTTATGTCAGCATTCTGGTTTAACGCACCCAACAACGGAGCACCTGCCATAAGAAGGTTTCCCTTACCCATCGCATTAATCCCGCCCATGAAGTCTGTTCCCATGCCAGCAAACCCTTGACCTAGGGCAGAAACTTTATCCCCTAATGAGAGCGCAGATAACCCAGAGCTAGACAGAGCAGGCGCAGCTCCACCGGGACCACCCATAAACATCGCCGCTCCGGTATCAGTCAAGGCGCCAGCCGATGTCATAGTGGGAATACCCGCAGAAGACGCTGCAGGGAGTGCTGAGCCGCCAAACCCTGCCCCTGCACCGATACTCGTAGTTGCCGCCGTACCCGCCGTTCCAGCACCAGCAGCACCAACAGCACCCGTACCGGCAGCACCAGCCGCGCCAACACCAGCTAAGCTACCGAGAGCACTAGCACCACCGAATGCACCGAGACCCGCTATAAGACCTTTCTCTAAGCTACCGCTTGTGCCGTAACCTAAAGCACCTGCAGCGGCTGCGCCGAGCATAGGATTAGCTGTGGCAAAACCAACGCCGATACCAACAATAGTGGGTAGAATATTCTCTAAGAATCCAGCTTCAGGCAGACCCGTCTGTGGGTTACGCGTGAGCGAACCGCCATGTAATTGGGCGATACCTTGCAGGGCTTGGACTTCGCTGGGCGTGACGTGCATCAGTTCCGAGTCTCGCCCCCTGCCCTGAGCCTGAACTAATTGGGTTGCATTTAGAATACTCATTGTTGCCCCGAGGGTGAGAGGTTATTCGATCGTAACATTTTAGGCGCTCATAGTCTATTGTTGTATTTGGGTAACCTGTAATACTATTGCTGGCGCAACAGGCGCGAAAGCGGTCGCTGCCACTGAGTCTAATTTTATACTAGTGCTATCAGCCGCAAATGCCATTTCAACATAATCATTGGCATTAAGTGAGACCGATTCAACCAAAGCTAGGGTTGTGTAACCATTATTGATGTCGCTTGTCACTACTCGAGCAGAATCTGGTATGGCTGTGCCGTTCTTTTTGAACCAAAACCACATATTTTTTGTTGATGAGTCGCCGCTATTGATTTGCATGGTTGCAGAAAACTGATAAAACCCCGATGCTGGCACAACGATGCGTGAAGTTGGTGTACCAATAATTACCCCATTACTTGTCCTAGTGACATCAAAAGTCAGCAACGCCTCAGTGTTTATTGTTACTGGACTTTGATCGGTTGTTTTACTGAACTCCCCGTAGTACTGCTGAAGAATCTGTACCAACTGACGGCTGAGGTTATCTATCTGGTTAAAGTATAGACGCAGCGAGTTATGCACCTGCTCTAGCTGATTAGGGTCATAGTCCCGCCGCATAAGCGGCAAGCTGGGAGCAGCAGTGGCGCTCACTCTATACATGTCAGCGGCCGCCGTCAGGTTTAATATCGACTCTTATGTCACCAGACTGCCACGCAACACCTAAGTCGGTAGATTCTAAACGCAACGCCATTTGACGGCCTCTCAGACGGGTATAAACTTGTCCCTCATACGCTTGAATTGTATATACACGGGTGGTTCTGTAATCGTCAGCACTTAGTACGTTGGGGTTATCTGCAGTGCCATACGGGTCGCCAGAGTTGCGTCTAGGTTTTACCTGCATAGTCAGTGACGGCTTATCAGCAGTAGAGCCATTAAAGTTCACATCTGGCAGTATGCGTTTAACAAACCCAAAACTATCACCATCTCCGATATCAAAATCAGCAGACTGCACATACGCTGTAATCGGTACAGGACTTAGCCCAGAACCATCGTCGTTACCAACTTCATGGAACAATATACGTTTATTGTAATCAGCCGCCATTGGGCTTTCACGTAAGGCAGAGTCTAACCACGCTGTGCGGTTCAGTTGACCGTAGTACCATACATTTTCTAAGTAGTTGTACACCACATAACGATCCACCACTGTGGCTACGCCAGAACAGTAAAACCACCACACTTCGTTATAGGCTTCGTTCGTGCCACCGAATATCTGGTATGACTGGTCTTTGTTTAGATCATCAAAGATGTACTGGCGCACGTCACAAGGTAATGTATCTACCCGACCATTATAGGTATAGAACTTATCTCGACCCATCCAGTACGTGACGTTATTAGCAGTAGTAACCGCGTTGGGCGACATGATCGAGATATTATCAATCATTATCTCAAACCGATACACGAGCGGTGCGCCGATATACTGCATCGAGTAAAGCGCAGACTCAGTCCAGATTAGAATCTCTTGCCGTGCATTAGCAGCGGTCACAATAAAAGAGCCATCAGTTAATCTGAACTCACCCGACTGGTTTGTAATAGCCGGTTCCCACTGGAAGGGATTATCTTGGTCTGACCACCGCACCAACATAGGATCAAACGCGCTATTGGCATCGGTCGGGTCGTAAGGGTTTGCCCCCATACAAATAATAAAACGCTGGATCGGTGCCGAGATTACCTTGTTGGTCGTATTCGGTACAAACTGCCCCTGCAAGCCCAACGCGGTTGAGGCATCAGATAACGCAACCCCACGCACAGTAGTACCTAATGTGGCATCCCAGTAATAAACCGCGCCTTCTCGTGGCGCGAAAAACAAATCCTCACCGAAGTTATCTGCCGACCACAGGCGCAACTGCTGCCCTAACCCCACCACACCGGGACTACCCCAGCCACCAGAGCTCCACGGGTCTGCGCCCCAGCCAAGGCCAACCACGTATGTGTCTAGACCTGTATTTACCTGATAAGCCGCAGAAGCTGTCGCACCACCACCAGCAGCAGCAGAGGCCGAAAACACCCCGGGTATGTTTATTGCGTACTGTGAGGAGCTAATAAGCCCAAAAACTTGATGCTCGCCGTTAATATCTGCAGCAGCAAACCCACCAAAAGGCCCTGTGACATCTGCGTAAGTAACAAAATCATTCCCGACCGCACCGTGGTTAGCATCAGTTACAGTAAGTGTAGAGCAAGCGACGTTGGCGCCAGAGCTATGAGCCGAGGCAGTGGTGCCGTTAATCCCGCGAGTCACACCGTTTAAGGTATTTGTGGTGATGCTGGAGTACGCCATCTGCTCAGTACCAATAAGTATTACTCCCCCTGTAGTTGGGAAAGACGCAGCGCTTGTTAGTGGCACTGTCTGCTGGGCAGCGGTTATGGCTGAGGCTAGTGTGTTAAATGCTGTAGCAAAGGGGTCTCCCGTGCCCGGTGGATTCGGTCCTAACATGGGGTCTACAGTCTGGCGTATGGGTGTGATGTCGTTGTAGTCGCCCCCGTCCTCGATGTAGTATTTCAGGTTAGTGCCCACGCCCAGTAGGTTTTTACCCGCTAAGGTTCCCCAGTTATGTAACGCACGCGCATTACCTAGAAACGTGCTGTTAGACAGTCGCACCCAACCACCGATCTTCTCGGGTTTACCCGAACGAAACCGAATCTTATCGCCGTCGTAATAACGGCCTTCAGCACTGTATGTTGTGCCTTCTCGGTAGAGTCCGGGTTTTAAGGTAATTTTTGTGACTGCCATAATTAAGCGTCGCCTAAAATAATCATCAGTTTGCCAAATTTGGCGCTTCGGTCTGTTAGGCCATTGTATCCGCCATTGATCCGTTTTGTAACTACCCTAACATCGCCAGTGTCCGCAAGCCGGTTTAAGTTATTCGTGCTCCAGAACCACCCAGCGCTTTGTACAGCCAACTCAGGCTCTGATACCATTTCCGGTTCTAGTAGGGCGTTATTATCTGCCGATAGCGAGAAGGTGGTGTAGTTGTTCTTGCCAGTGAGTTGAATTAAACCACGACCACGGTACTTCCACCCATCTCCCGAGGATTCCTCGGCATTTCCCATACGGTTAGCGTACACACGGTTTGCAATCTTCTCGGGCTTTCTGGCGTACTCAGCGGCCAAGTTGTCATTAGGGAAATACTTACCGAATACTGAGCGCAACCCATTGACCGAGTAGTTTAGGTTCTCAGAGACATGGCAAAAGTTCCCTGATTCGTGGGCTATTTGGGATAGGAACATGGCTTGTCGCACAGGGGTGTTGATGTCGTACTTGAGCATGGTCATGTTTAGCCAAGGTAGGTACTTGTCTATGTTGTCTGTTGAGACACCCAGTGTTTTGAGAACGGAAGCCTCGATCATTTAGGGGCGTCTTTAATCTTTCTGTCTTCCACCATTCTGAAAACCTTCTCTACACTACGACCACCGAAGTAAAACGACATGATTATAATCCCCCATTGACCTAACAGCTCAACGTAGTTTTGATTCGTGTCGTAACCAAATGCGGACATCATCGCAAATGTAAAATACCCAATTAAAATACCAATCAAGGTCATAGGCCGAATATTCTTAGACAGCCAGCTATCGCTGTTCATGTCCGCTTGGTGACGTTGGGTTAACTGCTCTTGCTCTTTCATGTCAGCTTCAAGCTGTTTTAGCTCACCACTTTGTTGTAGCTCTAGCAAACGAATTTTAGCCTTCTCCGCTTCGTCTTTATCGGGGAATATTTTGTCAATTATTTTTGACCCTATGTTTAAGAAATCCAATAGCATAGTGTTAATCCTTCCAAGTTAAAATTGGCTCCTCGATAGGTTGACAATTCAATTTTCTAACAGAGCCGCGTTGTCCTGTCTTATTTTTTCTTCTTGTGCTTTAATCTCTAAGTTAAGAGCTACTTGCCAAGCGTCTAATGCCGCTGTAAATCTGTCAAATTCAATAATCCCTTCGTTTGCTGGTTTAGCCGTCTTGCCTGCGACAATTGAAGTCTTGTACTCAATTTCACCAAAATCTTCGTACCATTGAACAGCGTGAATAGTGGCGTCGATAGCGAAGGTTAAGCCTGAGTACCCTACACCGTCTTTAGATACAAAACCATCGTCTGGAATAATCGTAAATTTCATCGTAATTCCTTGTAAGTTAAAACTTCGTTAGCTTTTATTACTTCATTCCTAAATGACTCCACCGCCGCGCCTGTCTGCCGTTGTTGTTGGGAGTTTTCAATAAGCAGAACGGGTATCCAAGCAATAGCACAGCCCCATTCATCTATCGGCTCGCCTGTATTTGGGTTGTTCCCGCGTAACTGAGTAAACCAAGCGCAATCTGTTTGTCGGCAAGGGTTAAAGTTGTCTAGTGGACAATTGGCTTTTGATTCTATTTTCATTACGATTTCGTGCAAATAATAACGTCAACATACTGAACGGCTAGGTTTATAGCTGTGCCTGTAAATGCGCTTGCCGTATGAGTGTGCGAACCACCACCGCCTGTAGCACCTGTACTTAAAGTAACAAGTCTTACATAAAGCCCGCTAGCTTCACTTTCTGACACTCGAGTCGATCCACCATCAGAATAAGCGCTATAAGTGTGTGTGTGCGATGGTATCTGTGCGGTTGTTAATGTTGTCGCTCCAACTGCACCGTTTGTACCTGATACCGCTTGATTTGCAAATGCAGTCGTAAATGCTACCGAGCCACCTGCGCCTGCCGTGCCACTCACCACTCGCAAAGCCTTGTTGTCGTGAGCAGTAGACTTTACCCAACCAGTGGGTGCAGAGGTTTGCACAAATAGCATAACAGAGCCTGAGGGTATGGACGGACTAGGCGACGCGATTGATTGCCACGACCTGTCACCGCGTAAATATGTTGAGCTATTTGCTGTCCCTGTGGCTAAAGCAGAGCTTGAAATATTTGCTGTGCTTGTGCCTGTTAAATTTGTTGCATTTGTTGCATTTGTTGCATTTGTTGCATTTGTTGCTGTTGCTGCGTTTCCTGAAATATTAATATCCCAAGTCCCGCTCGCTCCGCCACCTGTCTTGGTGGGGGCGTCACCCGCAATTTCCGCATTCACGAACGCTGTGGTAGCTATACTTGTGTTATTTGTACCGAAAGACTGAGTAACCGCCGTAGTGGCATTTGTTGCATTGGTAGCTGTTGCCGAGTTACCAGTTATGTTAATACCCCATGTACCACTAGCCCCGCCGCCTGTTTTAGTTGGGGCGTCGTTAGCAATCTCAGCGTTCACAAAAGCTGTTGTAGCAAGTTGGGTTGTATTAGTGTTGACAGCCGCAGTAGGTGCGGTAGGTGTACCCGTTAGGGATGGGGAGTTAAGCGGGGCTAGGTTCGCGGTATCCGCCGCGATTTCGGCATTTACAAACGCCGTAGTGGCCACTTGCGTGGTATTAGTACCTTGGATCGCAGTGGGTGCAACAGGTGTACCTGTAAAGGTAGGAGATAATGTAGGCGCAATACCTAGTGACTGAGCCACACTTGATGGGT